CGAACAAAGTCAGCCATCAAGATGGCGCGCTCAGCCGATAAGGATGGACTTGTACTGTGTCTTACCGGCACGCCGATAACAAATAGGCCAGCCGAGTTTGGACCGCAACTCGACATTCTCGGACAACTAAATAAATTTGGCGGACTTTGGGGTTTCTACCGACGGTACTGTGGCGCATTCCGTGACCGGTTTGGACAGTGGCATATAGATGGCGCGACAAACCTAGAAGAGTTGAACGACGCTCTCCGTGCAACGTGTTACATCCGTAGGACCAAAGACCAAGTGCTTCTAGACCTACCCGCAGTTCGCCACTCCAAGGTTGTTGTGTCGGGTTCTGCGGCCGGAATGAAAGAGTATGAACAAGCGCGTCGTGACATTATCGAGTACATCACCCGACGAGCCAAAGAAGTCGCTCTCGAGATGGGTACGTCAATCTGGAACGCCGCAGTACACGCAAAGATTCGTGCAGAAGCCAACGAACACCTTGTTCGGATATCGGTACTACGCCGTTTAGCCGCGAAAGCCAAGATGGAGTCGGTATTCGAATGGATTGACGGCAAGATTGCATCCGGAGACAAGGTTGTTGTCGCGGCTCACCATAGAGAAATCGTGGACATGATTGCCGACCACTATTGCGGGCTAAAGATTCAAGGTGGCATGGCCGTTGAGGACGTTCAGGAACATAAAGCCAAATTCCAAACAGGAAGCATCGATGAGGCTCCGGTGATTGTTCTCTCCATGCAGGCCGCAAAGACCGGACACACTCTTACCGCAGCACAAGATGTTTTGTTTGTGGAGTTACCGTGGACGCCCGCGGACGTAGACCAAACATACAGCCGTTGTCACCGGCTCGGTCAGAAAGGCTCTGTAATGGCAACTTACATGATTGCCAACGGAACAATAGACCAAGAGATATTCGACTTAATTGATTCAAAACGCTCGGTTGTCAACGCGGCAACGGAGGGCACTGAGATTAATGAAACCGCAAGCGCACAGCAGATAGTATTGGACTTCTTAAAGGAAGGAATCGGTGAGCAATAATGGGATACCTAAACGCTTACGACGCAGCGCAATATGCCGAACTAGAACAGGCCCTTGAGTGGCATCTAACGAGCAACCACTACCCGCCCGTTTCCGTCGAGTTCGTGCCGGCCTGCAAACAGGCAATACAGACATTCGTTGTTGCCGCAAGTTCAACGGAGCTGCTTACCGAGGACCATGTGTTTGACCAACTGTGCAAAACCTATGTGGAGCTCCCAAACGGCAAGAACATGAGTGTTGTCGACATCGTTGAACAGCTTCATCTTGATGCGTTCGTAGACCAAATCCTCAATGAGCAGTAACCGTAAGAGCGCTCCACAGCGCTCCGTGGTTGAGATAATCAAGACCGGTGAGTGGAGCAAGGTTCAGTACATACATAAGCTCGATTGCGGTCACAAGGAGATACGCAAACGCGCCGCATCAACCAAGAAGATTGCTTGCCTTGATTGCGTGAAAGCCGGGTTAGCAGAATCGATGCTTAGCAGTTTGGCGCGACCAACAATAATTGACCCGCCCATCGAGGTGCCGTGGATTGACGACATCGCAGAAGACATTGCTCAGACAGAACAGGAGATTGGCTTTATACGTGCCGGCCTAGCGAATGCATTGGCAGTTTCTCCGGAGACTATCGATGTTGTGATTGGTGATGAAGGAGAGGGTATGAATCTCTTGTACGTTTTGGTATACCTTGACCCGGAATCAGCAAGAAGGATTGCTTTTCCTCAGAACAACGTGTTCGATGTATGATGCAGTTATGCCAAAAGACCTAGATGCAGAAATTGCTCAGCTTGAGAAAGAGTTAGCGCAAATACACAAAGAGATTATTGCTCTGGATAAAGAAATCGCAAGGTGTAACAAGGCTCTTGGTATTAAGCCTCGGGCAAAGAAGAAATCTTCTCAAGTTCCCACCAAGCCTTAAAGTCTTCAAGCTCTTTCCAGAAACTTACCTGAATCGCCGCATGCTGTTTTGCGGTTTCTTGCCAAACTTCCTTCATGCGCTCAAAAGAGTCGAGCAGTTCTGCTTGCTCCAAATCGTAGGTGTCCCTCGTTGTCACTGCTCATCCTCCCATAGCTCGTTTGCTTTTGCGTAAATCTTATCCATGTACTTATCCGTAGCCCACACTTCGTCGCTCAACGGAATTATGTTATGTGCCACAAGATATTCAGTTGCCATCTCCAGCCAGTAATCAAGTTCATCACCGTCTAGTTCTTCGAAATCTCTCATTCCGCTTCTATCTCCTGCTGGATTGTGTACGCACGTGTACCCGGACCAATTGGTGTTACTGCTCGACTCGCAAATTCGCTAATAAGGAGGTTTCGTATCAACCAGTGAATTGGGTAAGACCGCGGGTCTTTGGCGTGCTTGCGACGGAACTCCGCGCAGTACGCTTTTGCCCGAGTGTTCAAACCCGGAGTAACAATATTTTCTTCTAGACAACGGCGTACACCGTCCCACCCGTCATCTGCATACTGCATGATGTGTTTTTCCAAGTCAAAGTCCGCCCAAATACGGCGCTGAGCATCGATATGTGGCCAACAACGGTAAAGCTGGTCATAGAACTCCGGCTCCGTAGCAACCACATCACCGAGGCGACGAATCGCGACAGAGTGGAGCGGTATACCTACGCGCGTATTGGAACCGGTAAGAGCCGCAGCGTCGTAGTACTCGCAGTATTCGGCATTGTGTTCTTCAGATATGAACTTGAGGACATCATCGGTAGTCCAGTCGTAAATGACCTTTGCAAAGCGAAGCGGGATGGAGCGTTTCAGGCGGTATGGCGTCACGATGTAGTTTTCATGTAACTTCTGGACAAGGGAGCGATAACGCATCATGGACTCATTCGCGCGGACGCCCGTGATGAACGCTGTGCGACCCACCTTGCCTTGCATCATGTAGTAGTCGTATGGCTCTGGGATGGGCTCAGAGGGGTCCAAGCCGAAGTGCTCTGCACGGATAGCCCATGAGGGCATATCACGCGTCAGACGGCCCTGAGACGCTCTGTAAGGGCTCCAGAGGAGGCAATACTCCCTTCGGCCTAATACCCAGACCTCTGCGCTTGCTGGGAGGCAATACCACTCCATTTCCACCCAGTCGTAGTTGCGGACTTTCTCTACGAAATCCAGAACCATCGGGCTAACCATCTCCTCATCGCGGAAGATGACCTTTACCGGCCCCAGGCCTCGTTCGTCATGTATCTCCTTGGCAAGGTATAGGACTGCAGTGGAATCCTTGCCCCCGGAGAACTGTACGCAGACAGTGTCAAAGGTGTCGTAGACGTGCCGTATTCGCTGTCTGGCTGCTTCCAAGCAGTTGATATCCAGGAATAGTCGCTGCCTAGTCATTTACCCATTGGCCATCTTTGCCGAATTGCAATCCGTCTTTATGACTACGCCAAGCCCAGTTGCAACATGGAATTTCTTTATCGCATGGGTGTTCACCACGAGGGATTGTCTGAGCGAGAAGCGGGAAGGTTTCCAGCAGCTTGACGACACAGTCGTGACACATAAGCCATTCACGTGGCTTTTCGTAGTAGTCATCGAATGTGTCCGTAAACCCGCCGTAGTAACCGAACTCTTGATATGGCAAAACAAAACCCGCATCCGGAAGATGATGATTGACGGATTCTCCATCCACATCATTTCCACATGCTGAGCATTTAACGCTCATTCCGAGTGAAAAGCCATTTCCAGGCGACCGAGTTCGGTGAGCCTGTAGCGCTCGACGCCATCATCGTCAATCATGGTTTCGATAAAGCCCTGCCTGACCATGTCGTCGAGAAGCTCTTTGACTTCCTCAACCGAGATGTTATCCATTGTCTTCCTCCTTGTAAATGTTTCTCCACTGCGAAGGGCTGTGGTCTTTTTCAATTGCTGATTTATGTTCCGGGTCTTCGTATAGGCGAACGATATGAATACACGGGTCGCCTTCTTGAAACTCTTCATCCTCTTCTTCGGACATTGGCAGACCATCGTGTGTGTAGCACACCGGTGGACCAGCCCAACCCATTTTGATTCCGTGTGCCATCCAACCGTCAAAGTTATCCATTGTTTTCCCCTGCAAGTATCTTGGCAATTTTTAGCACCTTGTGCAAATTCTTGTGGTCCTCGTTGTTTATCGAAGCATTACGGAGAAGCCACGCCGCATCTGTCCGTCTGAATATCGGTATGTCCATATTGGTAGTTAGCTTCTCTAGTTCTGCGAATAACGCTTTGATTTCCGCTTTTGTAAAGTTAGACATTACTGCTTATCTTTTTCATAGCTCCCATGATATCTATTGTTTATGAGTTCTGCAACTCTGATTTAGTGGGCCCGGTGGGGATTGAACCCACGACCAAGGGATTATGAGTCCCCTGCTCTGACCACTGAGCTACAGGCCCTTGTCATCTAGTTTGATTTCACTTTGCTCTGCTATCGAATATCCAGCGTAATGAAGCGCACTTTCCG